CGCAGAGATATTCATAATGCGTATAAGCTGCATTCCGTTCAAATGGTCGAATTTTCGCTTCATTGGATAAGTACGTATCTTCTGTAAAAACCAGCCGTTCTGCTTGCTTCTGCGATGTATTTTCAAACTTCTGCTGCAAAACTCGTGCCATGGTTTTGTAATCTTCGCCACGAATCAAACCGTTTGCAATTTCGTTTTGTAAAGTCTGTGCTAAAGCTTCTCGGTTTGCCCAGATTCGCTCAGAAAAATCTTTGCCATTGCACCAAGGATTTCCAATCACAACTTGCAGCATCTCGCTATCAATCCGGTAAAAATTCGTCCCGAATCCCAACTTCTCCGCTGCATAGTTTGCATATTTCAACACCTGTTTCTCAAAGTGTTCTCGAAATTTCGTTTGCTCAATCGCTCCGATTTTCAACTGCTGCAACACGCTGGAAGTTTGTAAGCCTTCCAAGCGGTTCAGTTTGTAAATGCTTTCCCGAACGGGGAGCAGTTCGGCAAACTCTGGATATTGCTTTGCAAATTCATCCATGTTTTGCAGCAGCAGTTGCTTGTCTGCATCCGGTAATTCTAGCAGCAATGTTCGGAAGGCAATCACATTCTCTTCACCATATTTTGCATAGTACGCTGCGATTTCTTTGTCCAGTGCTGCATATTCCTGTTCATAGTATTTTGATAACTCCGAGAAGAGCTGCTTTTCGTCTTTGCTTAAAGAGGCATCCAATTCTTGCAGCCGCTTGCTCCAGTAGGTATCACTCTGCATCGCCTGTCACCCGCTCCGCCTGTAACGCATCCGCCGCCTCACCGCCGTTCTCCAAGTCGATTTTCTCCAGTTCTGTCTGTGGGTCATCCACCGCAGAAATGACAGAAAGCTGTGTTTCCTTGGATGTGATCCCTGCCATCTGTGCAGCAGTCTGGGCTTCCTCCAGCAGGTTCTTCGGGGCGTTTTGCGTAAAGCGGTAAGTAATTTGCATCCAGTCATCAGTCGCCAGTTTGCTGGCTGGATGGGCGGCAATCAGTCGCCAACGCTGATTCATGGCACTGGCAAACTTTCGGCTTTTTGCAGCTGCTTGGTTTTTCATCGGCTGTAGTTTGTACGCCAACGCCGTGCCGGAACTGCTGCCGAAGGATTCATCCGAAATATTTGCAACCATGGACTGTGCAAAAATCTGGTCTTCCAGCCGGTTCAGCAAGTTTTCCTGCGTAGCGTCCGCGGCAGGCTTTTGCAGGAATTCGACCCGAATGGCGTTTATATCGTCCGCATCCATCGGCGGCACGTGAATCACACGGTCGCTGCGAATGGTATGCAGATTTTCTTCGTCCACCTGCAGCCCCATCAGCAGCAAATACGCATCCGCAAAGTAATCCACATCGTTGGCTTTTTCTGAGATTGCCTTTTCATACGCCGTGATAGCACTTTCCACCTGTTCAAATGCTCCCTGCCGCTCTTCATTTTCAATATATTCAATCAGCGGAACGCCGCCGAAGTAATGCGGCTTCGGGTCATCAAACCGCAGTCCGTCCCCCGCATCTGAGAACGGAATTTCTTCCGTTTGGCTGTAAACACTGCCCATCAGGATGTTATCCGTTGTCCGGTAGTATCGCACCCCGTACAAAGGTTTTCTTGCAACGGAATCATCATAGACAACAAAGCATTCCAGCGGGGAAAGATAGGTTGTGCAGATGTGGGCGGTTTCGTCTGTGTAAAGCAATTCAAACCCGTTCCCGTAAATGCTGCAATATTTTGCAAGTTCATAGTTGCTGTCGTCTTGGTCATTGTACTGCTGAATGGCTTCCAATGTTTCTGCAACGGCTGCATCTGGGTGCATGGTTTTGACAGGAATCCCGATGAAGTAGCCGTTGAAGGTATCGACAATGTATTTTGCAAAGTTGCAGATAATGCGGTTGTCCGGCTTCCACGGTTCTTTCTTTGGCTGCAGCTGAATGGGATGCCGTCCCTCGTACAAATCTTTCAGATATTGCAGCCGTTTGCAGTCCACCGTGTGTTGCTGTAACCAGTATTGCAGCTTTTCGATGGTCATTGGTTCATCAGGGGACTGGATGTAGTAAAAAGGTCGCCGATACATCATGTTCCTTCTTTCCGGTTAAAATTTTCCAACTCTGGTTGGTTTTGGCTGCTCTCGCAGGATGGTGGATACAAAATAACGGATGTCATCCATGGCATGGTCATTTTCTTTAATGGGGCGATCTTGGCTGCTGGATTCGTCCCAGCGATAAAGGGCGAACTCCCGAAAGCTGTTTTTGCAATCCGGAGAAAACAGCAGCTTTCCTTGTTCCAGAGCAGCCGCCGTTCGCCGGATGCCCTCGACCACATCATTTTTTCCTTTTCGCACCAAAAAGCCTGCCTGCCGCAGTTCTGCAATAAAGCTGGCAGCGGACGGGTCAACAATGACTGCCGAAATGGACTTCCCAGCGGTCAACTGCTGAATGCTCTGCAAATATTGCGTATTGGTACGCTGTCGCTTTTGTTCTCTGCCGCTGTAATAATACTCAGCGACCCGATAGGCAGTTGTTCCATCATAGCACCACAGCCCTGCAGAAAAGGCGTTTAGTGTGCCGTAGTCAACGGAAACATACCATTCTCCCTGCGGATGCGGCAAAGATTTGACATGCACCGCCTTGTCAAACATCGGGTAAATCAGCCCTTCCGCAACGCACCACAGCCCTTTGATATAGCGATTATAAAAGACTCCGGTATACAACCGTTCTGCATCTGCAATTTGCTCTGGCGACAGAATGGGGTTGTCCTGCATCGTGAAATGTAAGTGCAACGCCTTTTTCTGACGGGTGTTGCAAATCCACTCTTTATAGAACCAATGTTCCGCCGATTCCGGATTGCAGTTGAACCAATATCGGGCTTCTGGCTCTGACAGCGTTCTTGCAACTGCCTGATCCACAAATGACTTCGGCATCAATGCCACTTCATCAAAAAGGACACCACTTAATGTGATGCCCTGTACCAGTGTATAACTGCTTTCGTCTTTACCGCCGAAGATGAAGAATGTATTGGTGTGGCTTCCGCTTCGGATGATAATTCGCTTATTTTCCCCACGGATGTATTGTAAAGAATAATAGTCGGTAATGTCCGGCATATTCAGCAGCGGCAGGATGATATTGCGTTCTGTGCTGCTGATGGTCTTTCCGCAGATGCCGAAATTTTTCCCGTCAAAAAATCGCATCGCCCAATGTACAAAGCCCAGAATCATAGAAACGGTTTTGCCGGAACGCACTGACCCGTCACAGATGATTGCTTTCCGATTTTTGAACTTGGTCAGATGTGCCCATTTCAGCACCAGTTTCTGCTTCGGCGAAAGTTTCGTAATTGGTTTCATCGTCTGCTCCTAATGTTTCATAAAGTTTGGATGTTTGGTCGTCTTGCAACTGATTGGATGCGGTCTGTTTGCCACGTTCTCGCAATTCAAAGTATAAGCGGATTGCCTGTAGATTTCCAGCTTTGATCTGTTTGCAGAGCGATTTCCAGACCATTGCAAGTTCTGCGTCCGCATACTGAGCAACCAGCTGATTCACCAGAGCAACAAAGTCCGGATTCCGCAGCCAGCGGTAGAGGGTGCGTGATGTTACACCGGCTTTTTCTGCAATATCCGATTTCGTGCCGGAAAAGTCCGGATTTGCTAACAGTTCTGCTGCAATCGCCATTCGTGCGTCAATTACGGTATTTTCTGAATTTGTGACATTTTGTGACATCCTCCTCCCTCCGTTTTTCAGGTATAAAAAATCCGGACGGGTATCGCACCATCCGGATTTCATTTTTCGATGTTACTATTATAGCACAGGTTGACATTTCAATTCAATTCAATTTTAGCAAATTCAACGCTTTTCTGTGCCAGTTATGAAACGTCCCAACAGAAATATGCATTGTTTCTGCGATTTTCTCCCAGCTAAAGCCCATGATGTACCGATACCGCATCAATACCCGTAAATCCGGCGGCAGTTCGGCGATTCCTTGTTCTACTCGCTGGACATCTTTCATCAGGTTCTCTTTTACTTGTTCATACCGGTTTGACAGTTCTTCCAACCGTTCCACGTACGTCTGTACCGCTGCGGTTGCCTCTCCCTTGCTCTTTGGCTCAAGGTTATAACAAACCGCCTTTGTGCTGCGTGCATCCGCTCGAAGTGTTTGCACCAGCGTTTCGATTTGATGCAGTTCTTTCCATTTTGCGTTGCATTGTTTCAGGTCTTCTTTTGTCATCCTCATTTCTCCTTTGTTTTCAGCTGGATTTTCATGAAGTCAATCTGATAATCCTGCTTGAAATGCTGCATTTGTTCCAGTGCGTCCGGTGCTTTACCAAAGATGGGCGGTATTTCAGCAATGGACTGTAGATTCTCAAATAGTCTGTTCAGCCGTTTCTGTTTCCATCCATAGTGCCATTCCAGCGTCACAAACACCATCGCCATCCCCTGATAAATTGCCATTTTGTGACTGTGTTCAACCTCGTGCTTGTTGTACAGGTTTTTCCGCTGTAAAGCTGGGTTCTTCATTTGGATTCCCTCATCTCTTTGTTTAGGATTTCCGCTGCTTTTTCGGCGTTTTCTCTTGTTTCAAAAGTCACCAAGCTAAGTGCATCGCAAAAAGAACTAGCGGTTATGTTTAAACTGCCTTGCTCGTGGTCAAAATAAACATAAAACTTTAATCTGTCATCTTTCCAATCCGGCACATAATCCGGACAGAGCATATCATGCAGCTGCTCCAGTCGTAACAGCAACCGCATTTTATCTGCGACTTGTTCGGCACGTTCCCTTGTTCGAAAAAAATTTCCGAAGTTTTTTCGTGCGATGTCGGTTCGGTGCTCTGTAAACATTTCACAAATCACTCTGCCAGATTGACTGATATAGAAATATTTCTCCCCAAACTTCCACTCTTCTTGTTTCTTTTGCATCTCTGCTTCTTTCTTCAGCTCTTCCAGCTTCCCAAAAAATTCCGCTTTCAGGGCTTCCATTTTCTTTTCGATGTCGTTCATTTTAATTCCTCCTTTTCCGCCTCCGTGATCTGCACGAACACGCCGGGAACATCCGCCCAGTACTTTTCCACTACTGCACTGTAGATCTGCTTGTCATCGCCCCAGTAGTGCAGTCTGGTCATGATGTCAAACAACGCCTTGCACAGGTTGTCCACATCCGGCTTGTTGGTATAGGGTTCGCCGTCCTGATGTTTGGCTTTGATCGGATAGCACCACTTCACAATGACTCGCACCGCACCATGATACGGCTGTTCAGGAATGTGCTTCATCAGGTGTGCTGCAAGCTTGGCTTCCGCCTCGCCGTTGTTCCGCTTGTAGAAGTGATGCACGCCGTGCTTGTCAACGGTGTGCCCCATCTGCTGATGCGTACTGGTTGGCGGTATCATCGGCATAAAAAAAGTCGTCATATTGTTTCCTCCGTTTCTGGTTTTTCAAGTCTGCGTTTGTCAATGTCAGACGACAAGGGTTACAAGAGTGCCGTGCATTCGCACTCTTGTTCCTTGTTGTCATTGACGGTCATACAGGGGACAAGGACAAATATATATATATATACACTGTTGTCCCTCATTTTGTCCCACCATTCTTTTCCATTTTTGACAGCTGAATGCTGTTATTTTCAATAATCAATTCTTCGCAATCTTTGACACGGCGGCGAACCGTTTTTTCACTAATGCCCAAATATTCCGCCATGTCATCCACCGTCACCGCACCATCCAAATTGCAGGCGTGAAATGCATTCAGTAGAGCCGCTTTCTTATCGGCTTTCTGTGCCGCATAGGTTTCCTTTGTCTTTTTGCCCCGTTTCTGATTTCCACGTTGATACGGATGCATCTCGCTTTCTGACTGCAAATCTTTCAGCACGCCAGTGGTATCTTCCACGTGTACCGGATACCGAAACCACAGATTCTTCGGCTCGAACTTCGGGAACTCTCGCAGCGTACCATCCAGCCGCCATGCCGTCCGCTGTCGTACCGTCCGTTTGATGGTTTCTATCTCGCTGAGAAACGCTTCATAGACGGCTGGCGGCAGATTGTCCTGACACAGCTTCAGGGCTTCTACATGGCTCAGCAGGGCATCCGGCGAGGCATCCGCCAACACTGCCGGAGCGTGCCGCCGCAGCTGCTCCACGCATGCATCACAAATCGCCGTGTTGGTTTCCTGCTTGCGGATGTCCTCGGACAGTTCCAGTTCTGTCAGGTCAAGCAGGGCATCGGGGTCACGGGCAAACACCCCCGAGCCGGATGCTCTATCCATGCTGCGTTTGCCGCCCTGAGCCCCCTTGCTGTGGTGGTGGCAATAAATCACCGCACACCCCAACTGCGTGCACACCTTGTCAAACTGGTTGCAGAAATGTGCCATCTGGTCAGCACTGTTTTCATCGCCCGTGATGACCTTGTAAATCGGGTCGATGATGACAGCAATGTACTGTTTTTTCTTGGCTCGCCGAATCAGTTTCGGGGCAAGCCTGTCCATCGGCTCGGTCACACCACGCAGATTCCAGATGTCAATGCTCTGGAGATTCGCCGCTGGCAGCTCCATTGCCTGATACACATCCCGAAACCGATGCAGGCAGCTGGCTCTGTCCAATTCCAGATTGACATACAGCACACGCCCCTTTGCACATTGCCAGCCCAGCCACTGCCTTCCTTCAGCAATCGCAATGGACATTTCAATGAGGGCGTAGGATTTGCCGGCTTTGGAAGGTCCTGCAATCAGCATTTTGTGTC